CGCATGTCGCTTGCTCCTCCCTCGTTAGGCCTTCAAACTCTTTACTCGCTATCGTTCCTCTGGTATTGAATTACCGGACGGTTCGATCGTTACTCCTTATACATCTATGGCAACAATGGGAAATGCTTTATGCTTTCCAATTGAATCCTTGATGTTTTGGGCGATTGCGCTCGGATCCATCCTTGCTCAATCGGTCTATGACAAGACGTATCGATCTGTTCGCGAAGTTTGCTTGATCTTAGAAAGATCTCCAAACACAATCGCGAAACGCTTCCCTCTATATGTATTCGGAGATGATATAATCATCCCTGATTCATATTTTATCGGGGTTTGCGAGAGTTTAGAGCTGTCAGGGTTAAAGGTTAATACCAATAAGTCTTGCTTCAGCTGTACAACTCCTATTAAGGAGAGCTGCGGCTCTTATTGGTGGGGAGATGATGATGTTCGCATCATCAAATTCCCTTATACCCGAATTAAAAGCACGCTTCATTTTCATTCCCTCAAGGATCAAATCCTTGACGAACGTCTGTCCGATTATTTCAATCTGGCAGAAGGAATGTTTCACGTCCTTACATCGGTCCATCCGGTGTACAATTTCACTCGGGAATCCCTCCTGAGTGGGTTGAAAGATGGTTGGATCAGGTTTAACCCTGATTTCCAACGACTCGAAGTACGTGAACCTCGTCTGGTGACAGACGATGAATGGAGCTCCCTACCCGGTGATGTTGGGCTCTACGCCTTCTTCACCTCACAGGCTACTCACCCCCTCTCTCAAGGGGACGCGCAACACGTGATTTGGGAGTGGAGTCCGTTATGCACGTAAGTTCATAACAGGACTCGCCGGGGCATACAACTAAGTATGCGCGCTAGAATGCGCGGCACTGTCTAACAGAGATCCTCGCCGCTATAGTGATATAGCGATACATTGGGGGTTAGTTACCCTCATGTGTTTGCCCTTTCCCTTTGTTGGGGTTGGTTCCTTTCGCTCCTTGTGGGCGTTGGGGTCCTTCGGGCCCCTCCCTTTCTGGGGGGGTGGTGATCCTTGTGGTCACCTGGCTTGGGTTCTCTCTGCAGGGGCAGTGCCCCC